CCATTCCACCTTTGTTCTGCAACTTAGGTTGTCCCATTGGATGCTCAGGTTTCATAGTCCATACTTTGTTAATTGCAACTAAAGTATTTGTGTACTTGCTTCCCTCTTTTCTTGACAATAGGATTTTCTGATTCAAGTTATTACCAAACTGAGTAGACATTGCTCCTGCATTCCATTCGTTGTTGTTCTTGTTAGAACGTACTGATAGTTCACATGGAACAGATCCTACAGAATCCCAGAAGAAACATAAATCGTAAGGTAGGTTACCTTTCTTTTGCTCATCTAGTAAATCTAAGATGTAAGCTGATACATCCTCGATAGTATTTAACGTACCTCTATCTGCATACAAAAAGAATCCTTGGTAATCTGTAACTTCTCCTGTAGACTCATCTACAACTTCTTCAACCTGTAATCCCATTGTTTGAGCATGTGGCCATGACCATTTCATCTCAGTGATGATGAATACTGGAAGTATTCCTTGCTTCTGTGCATTTACTGCAGCCTCTAACAACAGTGTAGTTTTACCTGTATCTGAATGTCCTCTTAGTAGAGTGATGTGTCCTGCTGGAATACCTGGAAGAGATGTAATGTCTTGAAAGGCCTGAGATGTCTTAATCCAGTCCTGACTCTTGAACTTTACAGACTGGGAGCTGAATCCCTTGTTCTTCTTAAAGTTGTCCAAATTAAAACCGCCTTTGATTATATCGCTAGCGGTTTGTGTTGTTGTCTTTTTGATTGCCATTCTTAGTTGAATAAGTCGTCAAATTTGTTAACTGTACTTTTGTTTCCTGCTGTGGCTGCTTCTAGTGAGAATGCCTTTTCTTCCATGATACCAGTTCCTGGAATTACTGATGGAGCTACTGGTGTTGGAGTAGGTACTGTAACTGATCCTACTGCTTCAGTTGGCTCAGTTGGAGTAGCTGGTGGTGTAGTTACTTCTTCACCTGGGTTTAAGTACTCTTGTAGTTTTTTCTTAATGTACTCGTAGTCGTACTGTGTTTGTACTTCAAGTGCATTTGGTTGGTCTTTTAGCCATGAGTTAACTTGACTATCATCTTCTGACAATACTGTTTGCTTAGGTTTGATACGAACTGTCGTACTTGGGAATTGACCTGGTCCTGCTGCTGGTGTAGTTTCAACAACCATGTCCCATCCATTCATTACGTCTGTAAAGTCACCGATATCTTCATCTTCTGCTAAAGCAAGTAATGCTTTGTAGATGTTAATACCAAAACTCCATAAACGAACTCCTTTTTCTTCTTCACCTCTTACCACTACTGGTGCAAAGTATCTTGACTTAGGAGACAATTTACCTGATAATGACCAGTTGTCTTTGTCAGATGTCTTTCTCAACTCTTTTACAAACTCTTCAATTGGATCTTGCTTTCCGTAGTTAGAAAGAGATACCATAGGGAACTTACCTATGTTGTAGTGTAGTTTGATCTCTGTGAAAGGATCTGCAGCGTTAAAAGCTGAAGGTACGATTCGGATTGTTGATTTTCCGGTAGCTGGTCTCCAATAGATTTTGTCAAAGTCGACTTTCTCTTTGTCAGAGGTTCCGTTGTTGTTTAAGGCAGCAAGTTTGGCCTTAATCGCATTAATGTCCATAATGTAACTGATTTTAAATTAAAACTCTTATTTGTGTAATATAGGAAATAGAATGCTAATATGCAACTATAATTCTATAATTCTGTGTAACTTTGTGTTAACTCTTTTAAGCTCTGCTCCTTTAGTTAACAAAATGCAGTTTTGATAATCGTTCCAATTTACTTTGAAACTAATATCAAGTACTCCTCCATTCAATGATTCGATTAATCTATTCAATGAATTGATTGTATATAGGGTGTTTGATTCCTTTTTTCTATGAACTAGGATTGTATTATCGATAAAATTAGAAATATTACCGAAGTCAACGTTGTATGTACATATGTACTCGTCTTGGCTCTTGGAATATAAAACAAATATTTTATTATAGATTATTTTATATTTTCCTTGTATAGTACTTAGTACCTCTTCTAGTTGATCTTCTGAGGAGAAAGTACAGAATAACTTGTTACTCATATCTGTAAAGTTGAACATTGTGTCGATATCGTAATCGAACTTTGCTGGTGTTAATGTATTTTGTGTCATTTATAAATATGATTTATTCTATAAAACTAAGTTATTACTATATTTAAACTTTATTGGGTACTTCCCTCCTTGATTCATTATGGTCTCTAGCTGCTCTAGTGTCTCCTTTCCATCTGACTTATCGAAGTCGAATACTATTGCATCGTACGTATAAAGAGCTAGCTTACTCTTCTTGTTATGTAGGAACATTAGCACATCCTTTAATATAAGGATATTCCTACTGGTTTCCAAACTTTGCATCATATAATTCATCAACTTTTGTGGATGCATCTCAGGTAGGTCTCTTGTAAATCGTTTTCCTGATATTGGATCCTCTACGTACCCCTGCTCATTAAATTGCTTCCAAAGTTTAGCAATGTACTTCTCGATCTTATCGAACACCTCAAGAAAGGCATACTCCTGAGGTATCTTACCATATATCGCATGAAAGTTAATTTGTTTTGCTTTTGCATACTCCTCCTCAGCTATTTCATCTTTTCCGAAATACAATCTAGCTAACTGTACGTGTGCGGACTCCTCTGTAAGCTCATATCCTATTTGCTCACACAGTAGCCTTAGGTGGTATCCATCAAAGTCCATTTCTACAAATACATCATTCTGTGGAATGATTGCTTTTCTAAACTCAGGTGCTTTTGGTATTGCTGCAAAGTTGACTGAGTTGAATGTATTGGTTGGACGTGAGGTATTGTTGTATAGGTTGTATGAAGTATACGCTATATTGTCCTCAATATTATATACTGGATTGTTTGGTTTGAATAGCTCGATGAATGATTGGTACGTAACTCTTAATCCTGCTCTCTCTATCATAAAAAATACAGAAGTGGCTGTCTTGTTGTAGAAGTCAAATCCATTTGGTATTGCATATTGCAATATGCCTTTTAGTGCTTCGTAGTTATCCTCACATCTCTCAAATAACTTTGCTAGTGGAATGATAACGTTTATGTCTTTGAAATGTGCAAATCGACTATAGTACCAAGTACATGTTGAATTTAATCTTGGAAGTTCTAGTCTATTGTAGTTTGTCATTGCATATAGCAACGATATATCTGTTACTGCAGGTAATACAAAGTGATACATCAACTCTTTCTTGTTGAACGTAAAAAGTGTTGTGTAGTGTTTTAGTATGTCGTAGACACAGTCTTTGCTAACGTTTAGTCCTTCATCATGACATATTGGAATAATATAGCCCTCTGGATGATCTAAAGGTCGTAAGTACACTGCTACGGTAGTTGTAAGTAGTGGGTGGTAGTTATCATTTGTTGAAATGACTTCTACATATCCTCCTTTCCTGCCTAGATTTTTTAAGAGCTGAATTTGCTCTGGTGTTTCTATTATATAAAACATTTGCTATAACCTTTATTACAATATAACAAAAAAGACCTGCGTAAGCAAGCCTTTGTGTGGTTTATTTGTATTGATTATTATAGTAATCTGGGTTTCCTGATGATTCCTCTGTTTCTGCTTTAATTTGTGCTACTTTTGCAGGATCTGTTATTAAGTTACTATCTTTTACTGATACTAGCAAAGGTGGTTGTTCTCCTGGTTGTTCTCCTGGTCCTTTTAGGTGGTACACAGCTCCTTTGCCCCTTGGCTTTTCATCACTAAGTATGTCTCCTTGACCAGACTCATCATCACTATCGTACCACGACTCAAATGTAACTGGTCCGTTTCCACTATCTAAGTACTGCTTAACTCCTTCAATAGCTGATTGCATGTTTGGATATTTTGCTTGGATTACAAATAAAGTATCTTCATCATAGATACCCCCTCCATACAATACCTCTTGACCTTGTACTTCTTCCTTAATCATTTTAGAGTTAGGTGTTAACTTGTTCTCTACTAGAAATCCTTTTAAATTAAAATTGTTCATAGGTGTTTATTTTTTTATTTGCATAAAGATACCCAATTAATACCTTAGTTGCAACTTTTTTTGGTTATTTTATTTTCTAGTATCGAAATTCGCTTTTCGTGAATTGTCTAACTGTACTGTTGGATCCTCTTCTACTATAGTTTGTGAAGTAGTAGCTTGTTTGTCTACGACCACTGGTTCCTGTACTAGGTATTTGTAATCTGTTATAAAAGTAGAGATACCTGGTACTTGCTTTTCTAAGTCCTGGATTGTTCTTTTGTTTCTACTTTCTGCTCCTTCGTACTTATACTGACCAAACATCTTATCCTCTGCAGGTCCTTTTACAATCCAATCTACTTGTGCAAATACTCTATTAGGTAATTCTTTTTTTGCAGCATTGTAGGTTGGTTCGTCTACTTCCTGGATCTTGCTATTAACTTTGTTTTGTAGGAAGTACCTTTTGGCAACTCCTGAGTCTGT